TTACCAAGGAAGAAGTTCTGGAGTTGTGTGAAGAAATTATGAAGGAAGCAGCATGAGAGCAGTAGTTATAAAAAACCCTTGCACATATACCACCACCAAAGAGGGTAAGCGTGTTCCGTATGGTTGGATGGTTTTTGCTGTTGTTAAATGTGGTGGTTATTGGGAACTTGATGAATGCCCATTACACATGTGGGGCAATCCCTTTAAAACAAAGAAAAATGCGATAAAGGCAGTCAAAAACGGAAAGTTTGAAAAGGATGGGGTGACAGGGATAAGTTATGCTAAAAAAGTATACGAACAGTGCGAATCTCCCTATTGGGATGCATTTTCTTCTTGACAAACCCCAATTAATGATGTATACTTAGGTATAAGATGAGAAATAAGGAAACAGACATGACCCTCGAAAAACGCATTGAAACATCAATTGCTGAGAATACTGACCCATTCACCACGGATGCAGATATCCGTTTCTTCGAAACAGAAGAGTGGAATGCCGAAGTGACACTAGGTACGAAGATTATTGGTGTTTACGGTGCGATGCATCCTTTATTTTTTGGTGAAGTTATTGGTGTTAATCCTTCTGATCCAGAAGTAAAGGTTGAATGTGAAAGTGGTGATGTCATCACGATCATGAGGGATGACATCAACGCTGCTGTTGGTAAGTTGAGTCCTGTTGGATATTACACGGAAGATGGTTATTATGGATAAGATTGACGCATTAACAAAGACGTGGCTAGGTGAGACAACTGAGAAGGTGGCTGTGATACACGCTGCCTTTGAGGAAGTGCCTAACACGGTTGCGTTTGTCGAGATTGACGCTGCACTACCCCTACGGAAGAAGTTGGAGATTGCATTTGTCAAGACCAACACGATTACTGAGGCATGGTGGCGCAATGAAGGTGTGGTGTATATTGCTCCCGAAAAGACGTGTCGCAGCACAAGCGTTGGTGATATGGTACTTGTCGGTAAGGATAAGTATGTGTGTGGAATGACGGGTTGGACTACCCTAGATGGTGAAGAAGTACGATGACTGATGAAATTGCAGTGGTAATGGAAAGACGCATTAAAAATGCTATGACGGCAAGAAGTAATGTCGGCTCATGTTGGGGTAAGAACTATTGGGACATGGTTATCGCATATCTGTTGAGACAAGCAAACCGACTCAATTGATCATGAAGGATAAACACATTGCAGCACACATGAAGTCTGCATTTAACTATGCAGATTGCAGCACAGCAGAGAAACTCAAGGTGGGATGTGTGTTGGTTAAGGATGACCGCATCATCTCTATCGGGTATAATGGTATGCCACCCGGATGGTCTAATCAGTGTGAAACACTTTCATTCTTCACAGAAGACGGCAAGCAACTCCCCTCTCAAATTTTGGTAACCAAACCAGAAGTTCTACATGCAGAAGAGAACGCAATCGTCAAGCTTGCAAAAAGCAATGAGTCTGGTGATGGTGCGACAGCTTTTATTACACATAGTCCTTGCCTTTCTTGTGCAAAACTGTTATACTCATCAGGTATAATAGGGGTGTATTACACGCACCCATATAGAAATACTGCTGGGGTTAATTTCCTCAACGAATGTAAAATAGGAGTAAATCATTATAATGCAGACCATTGAACGAACAACCCTATCTGAACTGGTAGGTAATGAGCAGTATGCACGAAAGGTGCTCCCCTTTATACGAGGGGAGTATTTTGGTGACCGTACTGAGCGTATCGTATTTGAAGAGATACAGAAGTTCGTTGAGAAGTATAATGCTCTACCCACCAAGTCATCTCTGGAGATAGAGATTGACTCACGCAGAGACTTGAACGAGAACGACATCAAACGTGTGCTTGATGTGGTGAAGGAACTAGAAAACGACAAAGACGTGAACTTTGATTGGTTGGTTGAAACTACAGAGAAGTTCTGCAAGGATAAGGCGGTATATAATGCGATTGTTGAAGGAATTCAAATCATTGATGGAAAAGATAAAGAACGAGGCCCTGATGCAATACCATCTATTCTCACAGACGCCCTCGCTGTTGGTTTTGATAATAGCGTTGGCCATGATTACCTTCTGGATGCAGATGCCCGGTTTGATTACTACCATACGATAGAGCAGAAGATTCCGTTTGATCTGGAATTCTTCAATCGTATCACCAAGGGTGGATTGCCTCCTAAGACACTGAACATCGCTCTTGCGGGTACTGGTGTGGGTAAATCGCTGTTCATGTGTCATGTTGCAGCCAATTGTATGAACCAAGGTAAGAACGTCCTCTATATCACACTGGAGATGGCGGAAGAACGTATTGCAGAGCGGATAGATGCAAACCTAATGAACGTATCAATGGAAGATTTGCATGATTTACCCAAGACAATGTATGATTCCAAGATACAGAAGATCATCAAGGAGACAACAGGGCAGCTGGTAATCAAGGAATATCCAACTGCATCCGCACATTCATCACACTTCCGGGGATTGATCAAGGAACTAGCCATTAAGAAGAGTTTCAAGCCAGATATCATCTTCATAGATTATCTGAATATCTGTGCATCATCACGATTTAAGGGAGCCGCTAATGTCAATTCTTATATGTATATCAAATCGATTGCTGAGGAACTTAGAGGACTTGCAGTTGAGACTAACGTCCCAATTATGTCGGCAACACAGACGACTCGATCAGGATTCAGTAATTCCGATGTGGGTCTTGAGGATACCAGTGAGTCTTTCGGTCTACCAGCTACTGCTGACCTCATGTTTGCACTCATATCTAACGAGGAACTTGACGCACTTAACCAAATCGCAGTCAAACAGCTGAAGAACCGATACAATGATCCAACGATGAATAAGAGGTTTGTCATAGGTATTGACCGTGCCAAGATGCGACTGTATGACCTAGATGAGTCACAACAACAAGGTCTTGCAGATAGTAATCAGACAGAAGAGGAAGAAATAGATACACCCACGTTTGATCAAACAGACTTTGGAGAGGGTTGGAAGGTATGAATAATCCGTGGTATGTGTGGGTGATGCTAGTATTCACATCGATGTTCCTCGTATGGGCATTATGGATGAAAATGAATGGATACACAATAGGATGACTGCATTATGGTATAAATGGTATATACACCTGAGAGAAGAGGGTTGCAACGTGCTGCCTTCTATTGTTGAAGGATGGTGGAACGCAATTCTAAACGACCTCCATTGGCACGAGGGCCCTAAGAAATGGGTTGACAATAGACCAGAAAGGTACTATAGAGGATGATATACATTTCCCCGCCATTTGGCAACTACATTTCCCTGCAAGATACCGTAAGCATCAAGGGCACGTTCACCTACCATCGTAGGAAAGGTCTGATATATCACACATTACGATCATTACGCCCTGTAAGAGGTGGATGGCGTAATCAGATTGGATTTCGTAACAAGGGTATTCATGCAGTTGATTTCACTGAACTGACTGACGTATACTCCGTATGCGGTTTGAACGAATCTGAGTGGATATCCTTGCTTTCTCACATACCTGAATACACTCGACTAGAGCTCAACCTGTCTTGTCCCAATGTCCCCACTATTAGCATATCTGATGAGACAATGCAAGCATATTGCAAGAAATTCCCTGACCTGATCGCAAAGGTGCGCTATGACATACCGAATACGGATATAGACAAATTGATGGGCATGGGCGTTAAAACAATACATTGCAGCAATACTATACCCACATCTAAGGGCGGTATATCAGGTAGACAACTCAAAGAGGTCAATCTACCCAACATAGAGAGGATTGCGAAGACATTCACAGGAAGAATTATCGCTGGTGGTGGAATATATAATAAGCAGGATATAATAGATTATAGAAACTCTGGAGCATCAGATTTCTCTATATCCACCGTATATATCACCAAACCATGGCACATTAAGGAGATATATAATGAATCTCAAAGGGGATAGATTATGAAGATTAACATCACAAAATGGTATGTCACAGACGAAGAAACAGGTAATGGTATGGTGAAAATACCTCAAGAAGAGGTAGATATTATACTTGAAAAGCAGGGCTGGGATAACAATACACGCCTTGAAATAGTGGCATTTGGTAAAGGTTGGTATTTAC